GCGGTTCTCGCCCAGATTGCGGCCAATCCGCAGTGGACTTTCCTCCTGCTTACCAAGTTCCCGATCCGCATGGCCGAGTTCCGCTTTCCGCCGAACACCTGGATCGGGACAACGGTTGACTACCAGTACGCGGTGGAGCGGGCCGAAAAAGCCTTCCGCAAGATTCGGGCATCGGGCTATGAGGGCGTGGCCTGGTTGTCATGTGAGCCGATGATGGAGCGCCTCACATTCTCAAGCCTTGATATGTTTGATTGGCTGGTGATGGGTGGCGCAAGCCAGTCCAGCCAAACGCCCGCATTTGCGCCGCCGCTTGAATGGTGGATGAGTCTTTGGCAGCAAGCACAAGCGATCCACCTGCCCGTCTATATGAAAACGAACCTCATTCAGCAGGACGGCAGACCGATTGCCTTTGATGGGCGCATCCGTGAATACCCACACCTCGCATAACCAAGCCCAGCCACTAACCGACCCGTCACGGCCTCGTCCCGTCCCGTTTGGGCGGCGGGGCCAGGCGGGAACGGCGGCCGGTGGCGTCTGCCGGCGCGCTCAATATGGCTACGCGTGTTTATGGTTCACAGTTGGTTGACATAGCGCGCGCATGGGTCTATCATAGCCGGTAGAAGTCGGGCAACCGTTTACGCGGCGGCCCGACTTCTGTTGTTCTTCGCCGCCTCCATCAAAGCCTCTATACGGCTGCGCTGAACGGTTGCCCGGTATATCCACACCGCCAGCCGTTTTTTTATTTCTCCACCGTAAAACGCAAATCATGGATTGGAATGTTGCCGGTTGGATCGTCGGGTACACCTCTGTCGCCGCGTTGGCGCTCTACCTATTGGATCGCAGCCATACCCGCGCCATCGCCAAGCTGATCGAGATGTACGACCAGCAAAGCCGAGTGCAGGCGATCATCATTGAGCAATTGAGGCGTTCGCTCGATGCGCTCAAGAAGGCCCAACTATGACACGTGAAAAACTGCCACCGCCACCCTATCCGACCACGCTTGACATGGCCTGTCGCTCTGCCGCGCCATGTGGTGGGCAATGCGTATTGCGCGGCGATAGACGGCATCGTTTCCACACCTGCCGGGACGAGAAATGCGCCCACTGTCACGGCCAGCAGCGATTTAGGAGGGCGGCCTAATGGAGGACAACCTACGCACGGAGCGCGTGGAACTCATCACGCAGGCCGACATCCTCGGTCGCCTGGTGCATATCCAGGATGAGCTGTATATGATCCGCCGCACGCTGGACGCCATCCTGGAACAGCTCGCCCAGCAGCGGCAGGAGATGGCTGTGGTCGATTACAACAAGAGGCAGAACTAGAATGGCGTACCAATTGATACAGGGCGATTGCCTCGACATCTTGCCGACGCTTGAGGCGGGAAGCGTGGACGCGGTGATTACTGACTTGCCCTATGGCAACGGTCAAACGGCGTGTAAGTGGGACAGTATAATTCCGCTTGATGAGATGTGGGAGCAGGTGAAACGCCTACTCAAGCCAAGAGGCGCATTTGTCACGACGGCAAGTCAACCGTTTGCGAGTCGCTTGATTATGAGCAACGTTGAGCAATTTCGGCATGAATGGGTGTGGGACAAGCAGAGCGCGTCAAGCCCTTTGCATTCCCGAATTGCGCCAAAGCGAAGTCACGAAAGCATATTGGTTTTTGGGCAAACAGGCCATAAATACAACCCTGTTATGTGGGACAAAGGCAAGCCAAACGGCAATCGAGGAACCGCTCCGCGTGAGTTTGCTATAGGTTGTCGGCAAGATTACGCCAAGGAATTTTCGCACAAAGCCGATGGCAATTCCCGCTATCCACTGAGTGTAATTCGATTGCCGTTTCAGGTTGGCGAATGCAATAACACTTTGCGCGTTCACCCAACCCAAAAGCCTGTCGCCCTTTACGAGTACCTCATCCGCACCTACACCAACGCGGGCGATACGGTACTAGATTTCACGATGGGCAGCGGCACAACGGGAGTTGCAGCCATCAAAGAGGGACGGCGGTTTATCGGCGTGGAACTTGACCCAACCTATTTCGCCATCGCCCAGAAGCGCATTGACGAGGCCGCTATGCAATTGCCCTTGTTTGAGATGGAAGGGGCGGCCTAATGGCGCTGCTCTACTCCGTCCACGACCGTGACGGCCACGCCATCGTTCCCGCCGGCGGCTATTGCGTCGATGCCGTATTGGTCACGGACGAACCGCCCAACTATGGCGCCATACGCTCGGACATCAACTGGATTGTGCGGCTCAATCACGGCTGGTATCCCAACGGCACCATCCCACTGCGCCCCGACTATCCGGCCTTTGCCAAACGCTGCGCCGCCTTCGCCGCCCGCTGTCCAGCGGTCAACGTCTTTATCGTCGCCAACGAGCCGAACCATCGCCAGGAATGGCCTGGTGGCGACACGATTGAGCCGGAAGATTACGCCGACTGCTTCAACCTGTGCTACCAGGCGATCACCTACGAACGGCCCGATGCCGAGGTGCTGACCGCCGCTGTGGCGCCGTGGGACAATACCAGCGGCATCGACTGGCTGAGCTATTACAAGCAGATGCTGGCCGCCATCGTCGATTGTGACGGCCTGGCGGTACACGGATACACGCACGGCGCCGACCCCAATCTGATTTGGTCGATGGAGAAGCAGCACGGCTGGTACTGGCACTTCCCGGTTATCTACCAGACGATTCAGGCGATCCCGCCCAAGTTTGCCACGCGGCCGGTGCATGTGACCGAAACCGACCAGGGCGACGACGCCTGGCTCGATGGCAATACGGGTTGGGTGCAAAACGCCTATCAGTCGGTCAACGAACACAACATGACGCCCGGCACGCAGAAGGTGTGCAGCCTGGCGCTCTACCGCTGGCGCGGCGATAAGTACGAGCTGCACAACAAAGACGGCGTGCAGGACGATTTTAGCGACGCTGTACGCCACGGCTACATCTCGCCGCTACCGGAGTTGCCGGAGCCGCCACGCCCGACGCCACCCAACCCACAACCTGAGCCGCCACGGCCAACACCGCCACCGCCTGAGCCAACGCGGGACATCGACCCGCGCCTGATCGCCCGCGGCGTGCATTTCGACTTTGCCAAGCCGCCGGAAGGCGTAGGCTACTGGCGCATCACCTCGGCGACCTGGCTCGACGAGGCTGAGGCCGATGCCGTCGGGCCGGATCACCACATTTTAGGGACAATCAAGCGCGCCCAGCAGGAAGTGGCCGGCGTGCTGATGCTCGTCAGTTGGCCCAGCGGCAGCGGCCGCGTCATCAGCAAGGCCGACCAGGCGTATGCGACCTATAATTGGGACTTCCCGATGTCGGCCTCGCTCAACGAGTTCTCAATCAAGGTCGATGACGGCGCGCCCAGCGACGCCGCCCACGGCATCGGCATGGGCAAGGGCGGCAATCCGGGCATCCACACATCCACCTGGATTGAGTACGAATGGACAATATCCGAGGGCATTACAGTGCCCGTACCACCCTTTCCTCCACGACCGGAGCCGGCAGGGGATTTGACCCATCCCCTGCCAGGCTCGGTCATCACGCAGCACTGGGGCGAGAACGCCGCCAACTATGCCCGCTTTGGCATCTGGGGCCATAACGGAACCGACCTCGGCGGCAGACCCTCACGGACGCCGGTACGCTGCCTCGCCGCCGGCATCGTGGCGTACTCCGATTTTGACGCGGCGTATGGTCACTACGTGCGCGTCGACCACCCTCAGCTTGGCTGCTATTCGATGTATTGCCACCTCGACGAGCCGGGCGCGCTCGAAGGCATACGGCTAGAGGCGGGCGCAACGGTCGGGCTGCTCGGTACAAGCGGCAACAGCAGCGGCGTGCATCTGCACCTGGAGATTCGCCTGCACAACGCCGACGGCACGTACCGCGAGGACTGCCCGATGCCGAAGGGCCGCGTTGACCCGCAGACGTGGGCAATTCTTCTCGGGCTGAAGCTATGAATTACCAACTCCTACAAGGCGACTGCATCGAAGTGATGCGAACGCTTCCCGCCGGCAGCGTGCAATGTTGCGTGACGAGTCCGCCGTATTTCGGCTTGAGGGCGTACTTGGACAATGCCGACCCTAATAAGCCGCTTGAGGTTGGCACGGAGGAAACGCCCGACGCCTACGTCGCCAAATTGGTTGACGTGTTTAGAGAAGTGCGGCGGCTGCTGCGGGATGATGGCGTTCTGTGGCTGAATTTGGGCGACAGTTACGCCAACACGGGAAATCCGGGGCAAGACTTTAGCGCGTCTACGGTTGGCTATGGCGGCAAGGGGCGCGGGCATTTGGGCGGACAACCAAAGAAGATTATTCCCACTGGTATTAAACAAAAGGATTTATTTGGCATCCCCTGGCTCGTCGCCTTTGCCCTACGCGCGGATGGCTGGTGGCTACGCAGCGAGGTGATATGGGCAAAGAAAGCACCGAGGCCGGAAAGCGTCACCGACAGGCCGACCAAGGCGCATGAGCAAGTGTTTTTGCTGACCAAGAGCGCGAATTATTTCTACGATGCGGATGCCATCGCTGAACCGGCGCAAGTATGGACAGGACAAGCCGCCACCTTTGCCCGTAGCGGGCCTGTCTCGGATCACATCCTACCTGGCCAAAGCGCGGCGCAACATCGTTCTGACAGGACGGATAGCGTTACGGCAAGCACACGAAATCGCAGGTCAGTTTGGTCATTGGGGCCGGAAAGTTATCAGGGCGCCCACTTCGCCACGATGCCGACCAAGCTAGTTGAGCCTTGCATCCTGGCCGGTAGCAGGGTGGGCGATACGGTACTTGACCCGTTCGCCGGCAGCGGCACAACCGTCGCCGTTGCGCTCAAGCATGGGCGGCGCGGCCTGGGCATCGACCTCAACCCTGCCTATATCGAACTGGCGCATGAGCGTATTCGCCGCACGCAGCCAATGTTGCTGGCGGCAGATTAAAGGAGTCAATATGATGAGTCGTCCGCTGATTGTCGTATCACTTTTGCTGGCCGTCGTCGGCGCCATCTTTGGCCTGGCGCATATTGCCGAGGCGTTTGTGCCGCTCTTGTTCGCCGCCGCCATTCTGCTGACAGATGTGGGCATTTTGACGGGCAACTAGTGCCATGCCACGCGGCGATCTGCTGGCCTTCCTCGGCGTGATTACATTTGCGCTGCTGCTGGCCGAGCTGCAAGTACAGCGCGTATATTCAACGCGTTGGCTGTGCTTGGCGCTGCTGTGGATTATCGTCTGCGCCATGCTGATTTGGGCGGCTTACGGATAAATGAGATTCCTGGTATCAGTTGGCGGCATCAGTGAGGGCGTCTATGGCATCCTGGGCAGCTACAAACACAAAGGCGTACCAAGCGGCATCGCCGGCGGGCTGCCGTGGGCGGGCGACAATTGCGCCTTTACCGGCTTTGACGGCGCACGCTTTAGCGCATGGCTGGACGGCTTGACCGCCTATTGCCCAACCTGTCTATTCGTGGCGGTGCCGGATGTGGTCGGCGATGCCGTCGCTACGTTGGCCCGTTATGCTGAATGGGCGCCGCAAATGAATGGCTGGCCGCTGGCCTACGTGGCGCAGGATGGCAGCGAGGCGCATAATATACCGTCCAGCGCGGCGGCGCTCTTCATTGGTGGCACAACGGCATGGAAGGAAAGCGTCGCCGCCACCCTGATGATCCAGCGTGGGCAAGAGATGGGGCTACATATCCACATTGGACGCGTCAACTGGCGCCGGCGCTATCAGATGTTTAGACTTTTACCCGGCAGCGAACGCTTTACCTGTGATGGCACTCGCCAACGTTTTGAGGGCATTGAAAAGACATTAGCGGCATGGAAGCAGTACGAGAACCAAGAGCCACTACTAAAGTTAGGTTGATTGTGTATGCGGGGCTGGTGGCTGCCGCCTATGCGGTGATCACGATTGCGCTGGCGCCGATCAGCTTTGGCCCGCTACAACTGCGCCTCGCCGGGCTGCTCAAGCCATTGGCGTTGGTCTCGCCGGTCATCGGCTTAGGGCTGGCGGTCGGCGTGGCACTTGCCAATATCACGTCGCCTTTCGGCCCGTGGGATTTTGTCGCCATGCCGATTGTGAGCTACGGCGCCGCCCTGATTGCGTACCGGTTGCGGCGCCGTCCCTGGCTGGCTATGGTCGTGCAGGCGGCGCTTGTGGCGGTCGGCGTGGCGCTCTTTCCGCTGTACTTGGGCGGCGGCATTCCGATGTGGCCTACGGTGGCGCTGGTCTTTGCCAGCGAGGCGACACTCTATCTGATAGGTTATGCCGTGCTACGCAAGACGCCCTTACTGGAGATTGAGCCATGAGCATGGATAATTGGTTCGCCGCCATCGTCTACCTGGGAGTTTATTTCGTGGGCCTGCTGCTGCTCGACGGCGCCCACCGCGCCCACATCAGCGAACTCAAGCGCGGCCATGCCGCTGAGCTGGCCGGGATGCGAACCTACATCCGCACGCTCAATCGGGAGCGCAAATGGCTGGAAGCAGAGTTGGCGAAGTACAAAGAGAAGGTTCGGCAGCGTGAGGATGAGCTAGGGGCAGCACCGGCCTGGATGCCGGCGCATATTTTCCTGCCGCCGTCTGAGGAATATGACAGCGGTGAAGAGTAGCATCACGCTGCTGGTCTAGCTTACGCTCGTATTCCTGGCGCCGCTCCTCCAACTCTTCAGCGGCTTCTGTGATTTGTGGCATTGTATATCTCCTTATCTGCTAGGTATATAGCACGAATGTTGACAGGTACACAAGTAGACGGGACTACATTTTGACAGGTACGGCTATGCAAGCTGTCAAGAATCAAATCATCAACCTGGCCGACCTTCACGGCCACGAGCGCAACTATAACCGCCACAGCGACGCCCAAATCGCACGCATCGCCAAGAGCCTGTCCACGTTCGGACAGGTGCGGAGCATCGTTGTACGCAACAACACCATCTTGGCAGGGCATGGCGTCGTCCTGGCGGCGCATACGCTTGGCTGGGACACCATCCGCGCCGATGTGGTTGACCATCTCAGCGAATCGGAAAGTTTGGCCTACGTCGTCGCCGACAACGAACTGGCGCGCCAGTCTGACCCTGACCAGGCGCAACTAGCGGCTATTCTGGAAGAGCTGCAAGCGCGGGAGCCGCTATTGGTCGAGGCGGCGGGGTATAGCAGTATGGAGCTTGAGCAGTTATTGGCACAGGTAGCAAGCGGCTTTGCGCCGAATGACCCCAACGCCGAATGGGTAGGGATGCCGGAGTTTGCGCCTAGTGCAGAATCGACATTTCAATCAATACACGTTCACTTTGCGACAAAGGAAGATGTGTCTAGATTTGCAAAATTGATAGAGCAGACAATTACCGATAAAACCAAGTATGTTTGGTATCCGGAACGCGAAGGAACACCACACGCGGATAAGAGATGGATAGATGAATCCTAGATACCCGATTTACATACCTAGCAAGGGAAGATGGGATAGCCGTCTAACGGTCAAGGAGCTTGATAGAATCAATGTTCCTTATACGGTTTTTGTTGAGCCTCAAGAGTTTGACAACTATGCAGCCGTGATAGACGAGAGAAAAATCATCACATTGCCTCATAGTGACAAAGGTCTAGTAGTGACACGCAACTATATTTGGGATTATGCACTCGCTTCGGGTACGCCGCGCTTCTGGACGATGGACGATAACATAAAGGGCATCTATCGCTGGAATCGTGGTCTAAGAGTACCGATAGCGTCGGGAACGTCACTCTGCGCTATGGAGGATTTTGTCGAACGTTATAGCAACGTTCCTATTGCGGGCATGCACTACAGGTTTTTTATGCCCGCAAGGTCAAAGCGGCCGCCATTTTATCTCAATACACGCGTCTACTCGAATATGCTTATCGAAACTGATGCCCGCGACCGCAACGGCAAGCCATTTCGCAATGAGGGGTTCTATAACGACGATACCGATTTGCGTCTGCGTGTTCTCAAGAATGGACTCTGTACGATACTGTTTAATACTTTTCTGATTGAAAAGGCGGTGACTATGACCGTCAAAGGCGGTATGACGCCCCATTATCAGGGCGATGGCCGTTGGAAGATGGCTGAGGAATTGAGGCAGAAGCACCCAGACGTTACAACTATCACTTTCAAATGGGGGCGTTGGCAACACCAGGTAGATTATCGCCCCTTCAAGAAAAATAGACTCCTGCTCAAGCCAGGTCTTGTTATTCCTAAAGGGGCGAATGAATACGGAATGATGCTAGTCAAACGTGGAGAGATGAATGATTAACTCACCACTTGCGATCATGCGCAACCCTTCGGTGATCTGCCAATCACTATCAGGGTTGACGTGGGCGGGTAATCGTTCAATCGGTACTACTCGCCGAAACACCGCGGCGAGTAGTATCCAGTTCTCATCAGATAGGCGAATGATGTGGTGCTTGGTCGGTGGCATATTAGGCACTCACCTTGTACGGGCGATCCCATTTACCGACCGAGACATGCAGGTAATAGTTGCAATGAAAATAGTCAGTTTGACTATCGGACTCGTCCCAGTTCTCGGCGTTGACAATCTTGGTTGCCATGTAGACGGCTGTAAACGCTTCTCTCGTCAACTGTGCGCCGTTGCAATGGCAGCGATCTTCGACGCTGCGGGAATCATCCATGAGGCTATAGTGATTGAGTTGGGCATAGCCGCCGTCTTTCCAGCCTTCGCTAGGCAAAAGAGCGTCAACGGGGCCGCTCATCAGATTGAGGTCGAAGCTGCCGTAATGAGGTTGCGTGAGGCTGAATGTCCAGCCGGGCAGCGCCTTCTTGAGGGTGGCGCGTGCGTCTTTGATAATGTCCTTCTTGCTGCGGGTAGAGTACATGGGTATTACCTTTCATGTGAGCAATTAATGATTGAGTGTCAATAAGATGCGGCTTGCAGCGATTCCCGTCAGGTTCCTATGCTTCACCGGTTCACGTTCGCCTCTGTATATACAGTATAACGTCGTCTGTATATACTGTCAAACGGAGATGATCAATTATTCGATTTTCCGCGACAGCATCTTGCAAAGCGGTTCCTAGAACATGGCACGTAAGGAAAAGTACACAGCGGCGCAGATGATCGCCGCGCTCAAGGAGACGAAGGGCATGGTCTATCTGGCCGCTGACCGCATCGGCTGCCATCCCGAAACCGTTCTCAACTATGCCGAGCGCTATAAGTCGGTGCGTGACGAAATCGAAACGCAGCGTGAGAAGCTAGTTGACATCGGCGAACTCAAATTGTACCAGGCGGTGATGGACGGCAACGAGGGCATGGTCAAGTACCTGCTCAGCACACGCGGCAAGAAACGCGGCTATACGACGGGGACGGAAATCAGCGGGCCGGAGGGCGGGCCGATCAATGTGGCGATTGTCAAAGGATATGTACAGGTAACGCCGGATGAATGGAACGAAGATACAACTGACAGCGACCTATAGCCCGATGCCCTGGCAAGTGACCGCCTGGCGGGACAAGGCGCAGGTCTGCGTCTATGGCGGCTCTGCCGGTGGCGGCAAGAGCCGGGCAGCGGCTGAGAAAATACATGGCTTTATGTTGAAATATCCATCCTCGACCGGCATCGCCTTACGCAAGGCGCGTGAGTTCGCCAGCAAATCGGTCGTCTATGCGCTCAAGACGGCGATAGGCGATGACCCGTCCGTGCGCTACAACGCCGCCGACCTCGTATTCCACTACGCCAACGGCAGCCGCATCTTTATCGCCGGCATGAAGGATGAAGGCCAACGGCAGGCGCTACGCAGCATCAACGGCGACGGCGCTGCTGATATGATCTGGGGTGAGGAAGCCAACGCCTTGACCGAGGATGACCACAACGAACTGTTGGGACGGCTACGCGGCAATGCAGCCTCTTGGCGGCAAATCCTTTATACGACCAACCCGGATAGCCCGCTGCACTGGATTAAGACACGCCTCATCGACGGCGGCGAGGCCAGTGTGCATTACAGCGCCGCCCGTGACAATCCCTACTTGCCACCAGAGTATATCGCTACTCTTCAAAGTATCACCGGCGTCTTGGGGATGCGGCTGCGGGAAGGGATGTGGGTGCAGGCCGAGGGCGTGGTCTATGACACCTGGAGCGATGCGCTGCACATGATTGACAGGATGCCCGACGGTTGGCAGAACTGGCGCAAGCTGCGCGTGATCGACTTCGGCTATGTCAACGCTTTTGTCTGCCAATGGTGGGCGATTGACGGCGACGGCAGAGCGTATCGCTACCGGGAAATCTACATGACCAAACGTACCGTGACCGAACATGCCGCCAAAATCAATCTCTTGTCGCAGGGCGAATCCTACGAGGCGACTGTCTGCGACCACGACGCCGAGGACAGGGCCACGCTGAGGCAATGCGGTATATCTAGCGTGCCGGCGATTAAGGACGTGTCACGCGGCATCCAGGCGGTGCAGGCACGCTTGGCACGCGGGCATGATGACAGGCCGCGCCTCTTCCTGCTCAAGAGCGCACTGGTCGAACGGGACGGTTCGCTATCCGATGCGCACAAGCCGACCTGCACCGAGCAGGAGCTGCCGGGCTATGTTTGGCAGACGACGCCCGACGGCCGGCCCGACAAAGAGGAACCGCTCAAGCTGAATGACCACGGGGTCGATGCGCTCAGATACGCTGTAATGTACTTAGACGGCAAGCCACCACGCCGCACAGGAGGAGTCTATAATGGATGACATCGAACTGGCCGTCGCCACGCTGCTCTATAAAGCGCCGCGCTATACACGGCTTTGGAACTATTACCAGGGCTACCAGCCGCTGGTCTATGCCAGCCGCCAACTCAACGAGCTATTCCAGAATCTGAGCGCCACCTTCCAGCAGAACTGGTGCGCGGTCGTCGTCGATAGCGTGGCCGACCGCATCCAGCTTCAGCGCATCCTGGTCGCTGATGACGAGGCGGCGACCGACGCCCTGGCGCTGCTGCTCGGCTCGTCTGAGCTGATCCTCGAATCAGAGGACGTGCATCTGGCCTCGCTCGTCACCGGCGAATCGTATGTGCTGGTCTGGCCGGATGAAGAGACGGCTCAGCCTGAAGCCTATTACAACGACAGCCGCAACGTGCATCTCTTCTATGAGGCCGACAAGCCGCGCCGCAAACGCTTTGCCGTCAAGTGGTGGGTCGGCGATGACGACCACCGGCTGCTGACGCTCTACTATGCCGACCGGCTGGAGTATTACCGCAGCACCAATGCTATACGTTCTGACGACCATAACGGCCTGTGGAACGAGGTATCCAACGGCAAGAGCTTTGTGCGTGTTGACAGTGAACCGAATCCCTACGGTACCATCCCCGTCTTTCACTTCCGGCGGGAGCGGCGCGTGATTACCAGCGAACTCCAGAACGTACTGGGGCCACAGGATGCCGTCAACAAGATTCTGGCCGATATGATGATCGCCGCTGAGTTTGGCGCCTTCCCGCAGCGATACATCATCAGTCTGGCCGAGCCGGGCAAGTTCAAGAATTCTCCGAATGCCATCTGGGATATACCCGGCGCTTCCGGCAAGGAAGAGCAGCCGACAAGCGTCGGCCAGTTTGCTTCCACCGAACTGAGCAACTATTTGCAAGCCATCGACAAGTGGACGACGGCGATTGCCATCATATCGAGGACGCCCAAACACTACTTCTTCGGGCAGGGCGGCGACCCGTCGGGCGAAGCCCTGATTGCGATGGAAGCGCCGCTCAATCACAAGGCGCAAAAGTACATCACGCGCTGGATTGCCAACTGGAGCGAGGTGGCACAGTTTATGATGCTCGTGGCCGGCATGGGTCTTGTTGACGACAACGCCATCATCCCGATCTTTGACGAGCCGGAGACGGTACAGCCCTACACGCAGGCGCTGATCCGCAAGGAGAGCGTGGCGGCCGGTATCCCGCTGCTGTGGCAGATGCAACAGGAAGGCTATACCGAGCAGGAGCTGGCCGAGCTGGAGGATGCGATTGGCGAGGAACAGGGCGCGCAGCAGCAGAACTTGGCGACGGCGCTGACGAATGCTCAGAGAAACTTCGACCAGAATGGTGCGACAGCACAACAGAATGGGGCCGCAATAGCGGTGAACGGCAATGGCGAAGCGTAGAGGAACCAAAGCGAATCGCACCCGTTCGGGCGGCGTCTCGGCAGCGGCGCGGCGCAAGCATGGCGTGGGCAAGGGCAAGAAGTTTCCTGTCTTCGACCGTAAGAGCGCCGTCTCCGCCATCAAGCTGCGCGGCCATGCCAAGAGTAGCGCAGCGCGTAGGAACATCATCAACCGGGCGGCGAAGTATGCGCCGGCGGCAGCGAAGCGGGCGAGAGCCGTGGACGCCAAGAAATAATGCCTGAGTCAACCGTAGTCAGCCTTATGCGCCAGTTCAAAGCCGGCATCGCCCGCGCCGGCAGCGCCCAACAGGCCGAGATGGCGCGCCGTTGGCTTGGCGTCGAGCGGCGCCTGATGGGCCAGATCGAGGCGTTGGCCTTTCGCATGGCCGAGATTACGGCGAGCGGCGGCGTGGTCACGCCCAACCTGCTGCTGGGCGAGGTGCGCTACCAACAACTGCTGGTGCAACTCCACGACGAGCTAAGGACATACACCGCCTACGCCAACAGCACGATCAGCGACGGCCAGCAGGCAATGGCGACAGCCGGCATCAGCCACGGCGCCCAGGCCATCAGCGCCCAGGTTGCCACGACCTTCAACCGCCTGCCCGTCAGCGCCGTACAGCACATGGTCGGCCTGACGGGCGCAGGCACGCCATTAAATAGCATCTTGGTACAGTCATGGCCTTTGAGCGCGCAAGGCTTAACACAGGCGCTTGTCGATGGCGTGGCGCTGGGTTGGGGGCCGCGCAAGACCGCCAAGCTGATGGCCGAGGGCATGACCGGCAGCCTCGACCGGATGCTGACGATAGCCCGCACGGAGCAGCTCCGTGTTTACAACGAGTCGAACCGCCAGCAGTACATCGCATCCGGCATCGTCACCAGCTATACGCGCATCGCCGCCCACGACCGGCGGACGTGCCTCAACTGCATACTCCTAGAAGGCACCAAGTATGCGACCGACGAGCTAATGCCGAGCCATCCCAATTGCCGATGCGCGCTGATCCCGATTGTACGCGGCCAACCTGAACCTGAGTGGCAGCGCGGCGAGGACTGGCTACGTAGCCAGGATAGCGCCACGCAGGAGTCGATTATGGGCAAGGGCAAATATGAGGCGTGGCGGCTGGGCCAGTTTGAGCTACAGGACAGCGTGCAGATTGTGCCCAATGCCACATGGGGGCCGACCTTGCGGAGCGTGCCGCTTCGGGAGTTGGCGCCGTGACCGATCGGATACGGGGCGGAGCCCAACCGGCCATTGTCGCCGCATCCACGACCGTCGTCTGGACGGAGTTGCGTGACGAGCGCGGCAAGCTCTGTGCGCGCATCGACGGGCGGCTGCTGCTGCTGGAAGTGCGGCGCAACGGTGAGACGGCCATCTTTGATCTGCGTGAGTATGTGGTCAAACTCTCCAGTCTTGAAATCGCAGTGGATATAGAGTAGGATATACGCAACAGAAATTAAATATTCCTAGAGCGCACGACGCCCACGAGCCAGCAATGGCCGGTGGGCGTTTTTTATTTGCCACAAGCGAGGCGAGATGCCGGACGAATCAACTCCGCAAGATGCGGCGCAACAACAACCCCAAACAGAACAACAAGCACCCTTTGACTTTGATTCCTGGCTAGGCGAGCAGCCCGACCAGGTTCGCAGCGGGCTAGATGCCCATACCGCCGCGCTCAAGAACGCTCTGGAGTCAGAGCGCAGCCAGCGCAAGGAATTTTCCAAACAACTCCGTGACCTGACGGCGAAAGCCGAAAAGGGCAGCGAGGCCGAAAAGACGCTGGGCGAGATGTCCAGCCGGCTTGAGCAGGCCGAGCAACGAGCCGCCTTCTACGAAGAAGCTGGCCGCGCCGAGATCGCCTGCAGCAATCCACGCGCCGCTTTCCTGGTGGCGAGCGCCGAAGGATTGTTTACCAAACGCGGCGACCCCGACTGGCCGGCGATCAAAGCGGCGGCGCCTGAACTCTTTGGGCGCAAGACGATTCCCAACGGCAACGCCGGCGTAGGCAGCAACTCGCCGCCCGCCGGCCCATCCATGAACGACTTCATACGCGCCGCAAGTGGGCGCAGATAAGGATAGCTTCAAGTGCCATATAACTCTGTCATCGACCGCACGACCGACGCTGCCGCGCTCATCCCGGTGGGCGAGGCGCGTGAGATTATGAAAACGGTCGCCCAAACCAACCCGCTGATGCAACTGGCGCGGCGACTACCCGACATGCCGACCTCCCGTACCCGGATGCCGGTGATGAGCGCCTTAGCGACCGCTTACTTTGTCAGCGGCGACACCGGCCTCAAGCAGACGACCGAAGTGCAATGGGCCAACAAATACATCGACGCTGAGGAAATCGCCGCTATCGTGCCGATTCCCGAAGCGGTGCTGGACGATGCCGGCTATGACATCTGGGCCGAGATTCGCCCTTCGATTGTCGATGCCATCAACTTCGCCATCAACCGCGCCGTTTTGTTCGGCACCGGCATTCCCGCTTCGTGGACAACCAACCTCGGCGGCGCCGGCTTACTCGCCGTGATTACCGCCGCCGGCAACATCGTCGATCAGTCGGTGCATACCGGCGACCTCTACGACGAGATCATGGGGGCGACCGGCGTCATCGCCAAGGTTGAGGAAGACGGCTATATGGTCGATGGTCACATCGCCGCCCTCGCCCTGCGCGGACAACTGCGCGGTCTGCGTGAGTCGGCCACCGGCCAGCCGATCTTTGTCAATACGATGCAGGAAAACACCCGCTACGCTTTGGACGGCGCGCCGATCCTCTTCCCGACCGACGGCAGCATTGACCCGACGGTGGCGCTGCTCTTCAGCGGGCAGTGGGATCAACTGGTGTGGGCGATGCGCCAGGATATCACCTTTAAGATTCTTGACCAGGCGGTGATCACCGACGCCGGCGGGCTGGTCATCTACAACCTGCCGCAGCAGGACATGGTTGCCCTGCGCGCCGTGATTCGCCTCGGCTTTGCGCTACCCAACCCAATCAACCGCGTCAACCAGACCCCGTCCACGCGGCTGGCCTTTGCCGCGCTCCAACCATGACAACGCCGGTCTTTGCCAGTGGTCATCTGGAGATTCCGCTGGTCGGCGCTGCTCTTTTTGCCGGCGGTGAAATCGGTTTCGTCCGCAACCCGGAAGGCGTGCCGCTGATCATCACCGATGTCAAGCTTTACGTCGAGACCGCCAGCACAGGCGCCGCCAATATCAATGTCGGCGTCAACCCCAGCCCGACCGCCAGCGACGCCGACCTGATTTCCGCATTGGCGATCAACGGCGCCATTGCCGCTACTGCCTATCATGGCATGGCGGCGGTCGTCGCCAAAGGTGCGGTGCAGGTATGGCCGGCGGCTGACTATATCACGGCGACCGGCAGCGCCGATTCAACCGGCTTTCGGGGCCGATTATACATTTCGTACATTCGGGTGAACCCGTGAGCGGCTATGTAGGCGGCACATCCGCCGCTGACATTGCGCGCTTGCGGCGTATGGTGGCCGAGCCAAGCACGACGACCTATAGCGATCCACTGCTGGTCGATGCCATCGAGCGCCATCCCGTCGCTGACCCGGAGGATGTCTACCCCGACGAATCCGGCTGGATACCCTCCTATGACCTGGCGCTGGCGGCGGCCGAAATCTGGGAAGAGAAGGCGGCGGCGCTGGCTGCCAACTTCGACTTTGAGGCCGACGGCGCCACCTTTAGCAAATCGCAACAGACCGACCATGCCACAGCGCAGGCGCGCATCTGGCGCAGTCGGCGTGTAGCGGGCAACTGGACGGTGATGCCGGAGGCCAACAGCGCCACCCGCTTTGGGCCGCCGTACGTTGGCAATATCAATAATCCTTACGAATATGGATTGTAGCTAGGGAGACAACATGAAAACATACAGGCACCCCGAAACGGGGCACAAGGTGCAAGTGGACGAAAACGACGCCGCCGCCATCGCATCGCTCGAAGCACAGGGCTATGTCGAGTGGGGCGCCGCCGAGGTCAAACAGCGCATCAAGGACAACGCCCAGGCCGTCAAGGATGCGGCGGCCAAGCTGGCCGCCGCGACCAAAGAAGTGCTGGGCCGCTATCCTGTCGCCGAGGCCGAAGCGCTGATGCCCAAGCCGCTCAACCCGGCGGCCAAGACGACGACCGAGGCTGACGACGAGCTGGCATCGGTCACTGTCGAGACCAAACAGCCCGGCGGCGCCACCGATGTCACGACCGTACCGTCAGCGCCTGCTGTACCTAAGAAGCAATAGCCATGCTCAGCGCGGCTGACCTCGCCTACACGCGCCAAACGCAAGGGCTGACGCTGGTTGAGCGCGCCATCTTGCAGCATCGCAGCGAGGAGAGCGACGGCATGGGCGGCTCGCTGACGGTGGTGAGCTATACGGGCGACATCCCCTGCCGGGTGGCGCCGCTGCGCGTACAGGGTGCGGCGGAGGCGCTGGTCGGCGGGCAGTTGCAGGGCCAAGTGCCGTGGGAGATTACCTTGCCGGCGGAGACGGCCCTGGACGTCAGCGACCGTCTCAACGTCGGCGGCACGCTGATCGGTACGCCGCCCAACCAGATGATCGCGGATGGTACGGGGCGCTGGTTTGAGGTGCTGGCTATCTATGCGGCGCATACGCTTGAATCGGCTAGGCAATGCCTATGTGCGGAGCGTGACTATGGCTAGTCGAGGCGCAACCTTCACCATCGTCTATAACCATTTCCCCAGGATTACGGCCGCCTTGCGCCCGGCCGTCGGCGCCATCGTGCAGGAAACGATCTTCGCCATCGAGACGACCGCCAAAATCAAAGTGCCGGTAGACACCGGGGCGCTGCGGGCCAGCATCCAATCTGAGATGACAGGCGACACCAGCGGCATGGTCAGCACCGACATCGAGTATTCGGTCTATCAGGAATATGGCACCAGCAAGATGGCGGCCACGCCCTACATGACGCCGGCCGCCGAGAACGAACGCCGCCACTGGCTACGCAAGCTGTCAGAGCTGGAGGCCAGTCTTGAATGAACCTGTCGCCGCCGACCAGTGGATATACAGCACGCTCAAGGCCGACACTGCGCTGACCGCCCTCATCGGCGGCGCAGCCAACCCGCGCATCTATAACGAGCAGGCGCCGCAGAACGGCACAAATGGGCCGACCTATCCCTTTGTCATCTACCAGATGCAAAGTGCGGTTGACTTGATGTGGGTCGGGCCGCGCCGCGTGTGGAGCGACATGCTCTATCTGGTGCGCGGCGTGGCCGAGACGAGCAGCTATGGCGGGTCGCTCTTGACGATAGCCGAGCGCATCGATGAGGACTTACACGCCACGCCCAACGGTACGTCAAATGCCTACGGCGTGATCTGGGTCTGCGTCGGCGAACAGCCCTTTCGCCTGCCGGAAGTCGAGGGCGGCAGGAACTTTCGGCATTTTGGACGAATCTATCGCATCTATGCGAGCAAGGAATAAAAACAATGGGGCTTGCTACTATCTACCAGACCGCCCAGATCGGCGTCGAGGTCACGGCGGGAACGAGTATCGCCGCCAACAAGAAACTAAGCAGCGTCGGCTTTACATTTTCGCCCAACCCTGACATTCAGGTATTCAGGGCGGCCGGCAGCAAATACCCTTCGGTCGCCACGCTCAACCGGGAGTGGACGGAGATCGACCTCGACGGCGCCATCACCTACACCGAGATTGTCTATCTGCTTTCCGGCATCTTGGAAAAGGCGGCCATCGTCACGACCGCGCCCGCGACGACCTGGACATTTACGCCAGGGACAAGCAGCGCCGACATCATCCAGACCTACACCATCGAGCAGGGCAGCGCCGGCAGAGCGCACAAGGCGAGCTATGTCCTGATCAACGACCTCACGCTCAGCTTTGCCCGTGACGAATCGACCATCTCCGGCAGCGCCATCGGCACGGCCATCGTCGATGGCATCACCCTGACGCCGACACCGACCGAGATCGCCCTGATTCCCGTCGCCGGGCCGCAGGTCAAAGTCTACGCTGCCGACACCGTGGCCGCCTTGACGGGGGCGACGGCGCTCGACGGGGCAATCAGCGTCGAGTGGTCGCTGACCAATCGCTTTGGCCCGGCCTGGTTCCTCAACGGATTGACCGCCTATACGCAGCATGTCGAGCTGGAGCCGACGCTCGAACTGACGCTGATGCAGGAGGCCGACAGCGAGGGTATGAGCCTGCTGCCGATCATGCGTACCGGGGCGACCAAGTTCATCCGCATTGAGGCGACCGGCGCCGTGATTGGCGCTGGGCCGGGCACCTACAAACTGACGATTGACACCGCCTGCAAAGTGACCGACATCGGCGACTTCAGCGATGAGGATGGCGTCTATGCCATCGAGTACACGCTCGGTGGTTTCCATGATGCCGTGCTAGGCGGCGCCTGCAAGGTCGTCGTCGTCAACGATATCGCTACATTGTAAGGGGATTTTATGCCAATACGCCTATCCGATTTGGGCGGCAAGACGCGCGCTGTGCGCGTCGAGTGGGAAGGGCTGGAACTCAACGTCACCTACGCACCCGGCGCCAAT